GTCTACCCCGACACAAAAAAATTTTTGGACGGGCGGGTTAAAATTTCTCAAAAAATTTTTCAAAAAATATTTTTTTCGTCTGCCTCTGATCTCGGTATTGCCTTAAACGGAAACTCTACAAAGTTTGTCTTTAACGGCAAACCTACTCTCTCAAAGTAATATGTTACCTTTACTGGCTGCATAGTCTCTGTGTCTAACTCGGTATCGTTTGCGGTTTCGTCATAGATAACAAAGCCCTCGTTTGCTACCGCCTCGTATGCGTAGTGTTCTCCGTCTCTGTACTTTCTATATACCGTAATGTTTTCTACGGCTATATCGTTTGCGAGTTCTTTTGTGTAGTCTGCCATTAGTTCACCGCCCAACCTTTATCGTATGCTATTGCAAGTTCTTCCTCTGTGAGTTTGTTTATGTTAGTGCTGCCTATCGTGAGTGTGTGAGTTTTTCCGCTCGTGTCCGTGGAATAGTCATACAAAGCGTTTATAATGTTCATAAGACTATCGTGTACTAACGGGCAATAATGGAAATCCACATTTACCCTTATAGTGCCTACAATTTCGTTGATATAGTTTAGGTTGTTGGCATAGGTAAATGCTTCGGTGAAATTTTGAGTGCCAACCTCGGTTAATATCCATTTCTCAATAGCGTATAGCGCGCTCAAACTATAAAACGCATACGCAAAATATCCACCGCCGCACACATTGATACGAGAGAGCTTGGTGCAACCTCTAAACATATACTGCACCGTTCCCGCCTCGCTCCAATCAATCTCGGTGTCTCCTAAATAATCGGCAAGTTTGACTATATTCGTGTTTCCTTCGAACATACTTACTGCCCTTTTAACCTTGATATTATGTTTAGGTTTGAAGATGTCGGGTTTCCAACCCGTGCCAGCGAAAGCATAAGACCAATCGGTACGCTCCCCGTTGTCTTGGTATGCGTCCCAAAACCTATTGTACTCGTTTTCTTCGCCCGCTATCTGCCCTCGCTGTTCTCCCGTGCTATATCCACTTTCATAGCCCTCGTTATATCCCGAATTATGCCCCGCATCATATACTTTTTGCTCGTTCTCGGCTATGGTTTGGAGTTTATCCGCTATACTCATACGCTATCACCGCCTATCAATTCGTTTTGAATAGCAATAATGCTGTCAAGTGCGGTATCTATATCTCCTATCTTACTCTTAAAATCGCCATTCGAGACTGATATGAATTCATAAAAATCTATGCTTCCGTCTCCGTATATCTCCCACACATACAAAATTCCCTCTTCTGCACACGCAAATGCAAATTTTGCGTATACATTATCCTCATCGTCCACACAATACCTCGATAACGCACAACGGGTTTTACCGTCATTGTAAGGGTCACAATATACTGCATATCCCTTCTCGGCATATTCCACTATCTGTATTGCATTATGGCTCGCAAGACCGTCCGTTATAGTTACAATTAAAACTTTCTCCCCATCGCTGATATTTACCACGGGAGAAAACAAAACCTCTTTACCGTTTATAAATGCCATAGTTTACCGCCTTTCTATTCCCGCCAAATCGTTAGCCCATTTTTCAGTATAAAAATCGTAATACGATAGGTTGTGCTTTTTTCGATACCAACCAAAACAAGATGCCCATATAACAGACGGAATACCAATCACAAAAAGATATAACCACCCAAGATACATAGATTGTATTGTATGCCCCTTTTCGTGCTTTAAGGTTTCCTCATCGTTCCAATGTGACGGGCAGAGGAATATATAACTACCGAGCGAAACGCTACCGCATTTTATATCGTACTCGTAGTGATCGCCAACTTTCCTCGCTTTTGTTATCTTCTGTACCGCATATCCTAAAGCCATTTGCGGAAAGCACCAAACCCAAAGCAAATTATTTTTAAGCATTTCGTGCCTCCCTTATCTAAAGTAAAGTGTTACTGTTGCATCGGTGCTAATAGTATAATCGGTGGTTTTGTAATAGTTTATGTGGTACTGATACTTGCTGGGAATTACCTCTATCATTCCGTCACTACGAAACACTACTGTTGCCTTAATCTTAAATTCTGTGGTCTGCTCGTCACTAAGCCCCGCCCCCAGAACATTAAACTCAAGACGATCGGAGTGATTTGTCTTGATCGGAAAGCCAACCATCGAAACCGAGCCAAACTCCTCGTTTTGGAGTTGAATTTCCAATGCAAACACATTGTTTTTATTCTTACCCTCTGGGCAACCGTTTAAGAGAAAAGTGTTATATATTTTAAGCAAGCCCGTTCCCGATACCGATGCAACCCTTAAATAACTACTTTCTTCTCTCGGCATATAGTATTCGTGTATTTTGTTTTCGTATATATCTCTTTCTGCTTGATATGCCGTGCCGTCAAGGTTTACTCTCAACGAGTGTACCGCTGGGTTATAGGTAAACCAACCTCCCGTATCTTTACACGGCAAGCCCTCGCTATCGCTATCGCTAAACCATACTGGACGGTAAACATCATCTTTACCCGTCTGCAACTTGCTTAACTTTCCCGCCTCGTTTGCATAACTTGCTCTGTCTGCCGTGCTTGCGTGGCTCGACTGCTGGTAGCGTTCGAGTAGTGCTATGCGCTCCTCGTGGTTTTCGAGTAGTGCTATTAAATCCTCTTTTGTTGTGCCGTTCGTGATAATAGCAAAGAGGTTTTCTTTGTCCTCCTCGCTCAACGCATCGTACTCGCTCTGCGCTCCTACGAAAAACTTTAACGGCTGGTTATTGATCGTTTTAATCGTCTGCACAAAGCCCGTGTTAATATCGCCTATATAACCACTCTTTACGGCTTGCGCTATTGCCGTGTAAATCTGCTCTTTTGTCATTCCCTCAAACTTGCAGTTTTTGTCGCATATCACATATACGGTTGGTGTTTCCATTTCTCGCCCTCCAGTTAGTTTGTATAATCGTCAAAATAATTGTTTATGTATTCCTCGTATGCTTTTATGTCTCTGCCGTTTGGCATCGCATAAAGCCTATTAAGGCACTCCTCACGGCTTGCCTCCATTGTTACTATCTCTACATTGTGCGCCTTGTACCGCTCTGCCTCTCGCTTTCTGTCCGTTGCAAGTGGTAGGCTCTCTACTATATAAGCGTTGCGCCAACTCCCCGCCCCTTTTGCTATCTGCTCTTTTAACGCAAGCCTTGTATTAAATACTATCGGCTTTAGTGCGTTTGGTTTGGTGTATCTCGGTTGCCCGCTTATCGTCTGCCATAGATCGTCAATGTCTAAAAGCACATCGCCCGCTTGCATACGCTCTCGGGCAAATGTTGTTTTACCGCTTAAAGGTGCGCCCGTTACTATGTAAACTTTGCGCTCTATCGCTACCGCAGTACCGTTAAAACGGTTGTGTACCTCGTTATGGCATTGCCAATGTAGTACCGATATATTATGCGGGTTTATTGCAATAGAGGCATCGTTTACATTCTCGTTAGTTAGGTATATCTTGTGGTGATATACCGCTGCCCCTTTATTATTTCTCTCGTTTGGGTTAAAACTTTTTAATATGAGTTTGTTACAATGTTCACAATATAACGCACCGTCTTTTAAGCGTTCCGCAGTTACTTGCGCTTTGCAGTTCGCCCATTCTTGCGAGTTATAGAATTGTGTAACATTGTCAAACGCTCTCACTCTTTATCGTCCTTTTTTGGCTTTTCGTAGGTCATAGCAAGGTTGCTATCGTTTATGCCGTCCGTGGTAGGGTCTGTTACTACTCCGAGAATAGACAACACCGCAAACACGGCATTTACTACCGCAAGCAGTTTGTTACCTATGTCTCCAAGATCGAGAGTAAAACCAAACACGGCTGCTACTACTTGCACAAGCAAAAGTATTGCGGGTACAAGCGCAAGCCAAAACGCTTTGTTTTTAATTCGTACTTTCCAGTTAATTTTCATTGTATTTTACCTCCACCGTTATTACCTATTCCGTGAAACCCTTTTAGGTCTTTAACTTCGTGTTGCAACTCTCTAACATTGCCCTCAAGTTCGTAAACTCTCCCTATAACTCCGTTGTGCAAATCTTGCTTTTTCTCAAGTTCGTTAATTCGGTATAATGTTAAATCTGTTTTCTCTTTGATCTCTGCCGATGCTTTTTTATTTCCTACAAGGACGGTGATAACCACCCCCGCAAAAGTAAAAGCCCCCGACACAATGGCTACTACAATCTCTGCGCTCATTTTCCCTCTTTCCTTTATGCTCTTCTAATTATTCTAAAATTAGAGTTTAATATGCCAGTTCTTTGCCTTTTCGAGTTTTTCGTCAAACTCTTGCTTTTGCTTTTTTAATTCGTACTGTAAAGGGTCTTCACTAAACCCTTGCGCTTTTCCATAGTTTTTAACATAAAACTTGTTTAATGCGGGGTTTGGCGGTTGCCATACCTCATTTACAATAACCTTTTCTATAACGGGGTTTCCGTCCTCGTCTTTTGTGTATATGGTTTGCCTATTCTCTTTGTACGAGCCTTTAGCCGCCTCTATGCCAGCGTTAATAAGATCTTTGAGTACATCTGCGCCCTTGTCTTTGCTCAATGCCTCGGCAAACTCTGGGTATTTGTTTCTATAATTATTCAAAGAGGCAACGGATATACCGAGTGCATCTGCTATGGCTGCCTCTGTTACCCCTTGCCTCACTTTCTCATTTATCTCGGTGAGATGCGGTTTAACAAGGGTTTCGTACTTGCTTTTAGCCCCTCTTTTCGCCATACTTACCACCTTTTTACATTTTCTCATTTATCATTATATCACAATAGTTTTGAATTGTCAATATATTACAATAACTTTTTTTGAAAAAAATGTAAATAACGCTATCAGTAGCAAAAACCAATAGCGTTATATATTCAATTTATCGACCAACTACCCGCAAAATAAAAGATAATTCGCTTGTAGAGCCTTTTGCTCAACTATTCACATATCCTATGTGCTTTTTCGCCCGTTAGGGTTTCCCATCGGTTTATGATTATCTCGCAATATTTCTCGTCAAGTTCCATAGTGTAGCATTTGCGATTTAATTCCTCGCACGCTATTAGTGTACTCCCGCTACCTCCGAAAAGATCTAAAACACTCTCGCCCTCTTTGGTGCTATTGCCTATTAAATATTGCATCATTTCTACGGGTTTCATAGTTGGGTGCAATCTGTTTTTCGTTGGTTTCTTAAAGTTTAATACTGTGGTTTGCTTTCGATCACTATACCACTTGTGCGCTGCGCCCTCTTTCCAACCATATAAACACGGCTCGTGTTTCCAATGGTAATCGGCTCTACCTAAAACAAAACCGCTTTTATTCCAGATCAACTGTTGCCGTACTCGCAAGCCCGCATTTTTTAATGCCGTCTCAAAACTAATATGCTCCCTTGTCGAGTGCCATACATAAAAGCAAGCCCCGTTTCGCATATATTCGCAAGCGTTGTTAAAGGCTGCCGTTAAAAACTTTATGTACTCCTCGGTTTTCATATTATCGTTTTTTATCTTTTCTCTTTTGGTAGTGCCGCCTTGATAATTTACATTATAGGGTGGGTCTGTCAAGAGTAAATCTATCAACCGCCCCACCCCTTAACAGTTTCGCTACATCTGCCTTGTTTGTCGCATCTCCACACATAAGGTAGTGTTTACCTAATCGCCATACTTGCCCGTGTTTAACTTGCATTTTTGCGCCCCTCTCATTACCTCGTTTATATTGAGTTTCTTATAACCGCAATACTCTTTTAACTCTGCCGTTAATCTCCGTATAGCCTTGCTATAATCTTTCTTTAAGCGTGCGCTTTGGGTCTTTTCTATTGCCCGCCTCAAGCGTTCTATTTCTTCTACAACCTTTACCGCTTGTTTCAAGTAAAACACTCCTTTTGTTGCGTTCTGTCACACTCCGAGTATCTGCTCCCACATAATCAAGCATACACTACCACACTCGCACAATCCGTTTGTTTCTTGGTATTTGATAACCGCCTTTTCGGTATCGTTGCCGAAAAGCCCATCGGCTTTTACTCCTACTACCTTTTGCACGATCTTTGTTAAGTTCTTATATTTGTAGGTGCTATACTTTTTACAAATAGCCTTTTTTGCGACACTCTCGCACTCTGCGCCCCACTTTCCATCGGCTCCGTACCTCGGAAACAAAAATCCGTCTGCTATGGCTGCTTTCTGCCATTCAAGCACGCTCGGTTTATAGGTCTCTGCCTCTGCATCGTAATTAGGTCTGCCGTAGCCGTAAATGCGGTTGTAATTTATTGCGTACTTTTTCTGCGCAACACTACCACCGTTAGCAACTACACCGCTTGTACTGGAGGTGTTGCCCTCTATCGTATATACATAAGAGCCGTCTACATCGTAAACAATGCCCGTATGTGTTACTGTGCCATCTCCGTTAAAGAAAAATATTTGATCTCCTACTTTCGGCTCGGTGTAAAACTGGTTAATCTTTTTGTAATACTGTGCAGATTGACCGCACCCCGCCCCGTATGATTTTTTAGGCTGCCCCAAAAGAGCGAGAGCCTTTTCTACTCCAAAACTCTGTACAAAGCACCAATCTACAAACACATCGCACCAAGCGTACCCGTTTTTCTTTCCGTTGTAAAAACCGCTATACTTGGTATCCATCTCGTATGCGTATTTGGTGTAGTTTCCATCGCCAGCGTTTGCCGTCTTATCGTAGAGGTTTTTGTTTGTTTCTTTTTCGAGGTAGCCCACCTCTGCCGTTGCCGTTTTAATTAGTTCTTTTGCCGTTGCCATTCTTTTAAATTCCTTTCTTGCTTTTTTATTTTGTTGCGCTTGTGGCGCATTTTAACTCTACTATTTCAACTTTTACAAAGTCCTCGTTATCGTCTATGATTACATCGTAAAAGCCTTTTACATACTTTCGGCTATCGTCCACAAGCACACCGCATTTAACAAGCGCATCGAGTACAAATTTCTTTGCACTCGCTATGTTGTCTGCATCTCGTTTCTTTGTCCGTTCGTGCCATTCAAAGCACACTACAACC